ATACCACCTATGGGGCGACCTCTCGTAATAAGGCAAAAAAACGCTACCGTGGACAAGGTAGATAAATACAAGGGACTCGAAAGAGTCCTTTTTTTATTGCAATAATCCAAATGAAAGATTTTTTAGACAATCTGGGTAATCATCAGCATCAAAAAATGCTACGAGAGATAGCAAATGACGACCAAACTCCTAAAAAAAGAGATTTGAAGGTAGAAAATGACCTATATGAACCTGATGGACTCGATTATGAGGTAGATTTAATGGCACATGGTGCTAATTCTGCCAACCTTCAGGAATTTTAGTAAAAAACCCCTATAAATAAAATATAATCGGTGTAATATAGTGCCTGTACAAAGGGTAAGTCAAGGTTTCAAAGATATTAGTATGTCATTCGGGTCAAACCCACTGACAGATGACCTTATTGCGTTAAAAAATGAGAATGCAATCTCAAGATCCGTAAGAAATATCGTTATGACTCTTCCAGGAGAGAAACCTTTTAATCCAAACTTCGGATCTAATGTATCTGCACTCCTATTTGAGAGTATGGATGAAGTCACATCTAGTCTTATTGTAGATGAGATAAGAACTTCTATCGATAATTATGAACCGAGAGTAGAATTACAATCTGTTGAAGCAATTCCTGACTTTGATGGTAATTCGTATGATGTAGTAATTATATACGATATAATAGGTGCTGATATACCCCCGCAGCAATTACAATTCGCTTTAGAAGCAACAAGGTAAAATGCCATTAGTTAACTTTTCTAACCTCGATTTTGATCAGGTTAAGACCACTCTTAAAGAGTATTTGCAATCAAATGCTAATTTTACAGATTATGACTTTGAAGGGTCTAATCTTTCAACCATTTTGGATGTTTTAGCATACAATACCTACATCACTTCATACAATGCCAACATGGTAACGAATGAAGTATTCATTGATAGTGCAACTTTAAGGGAAAATGTTGTTTCGTTAGCAAGAAATATAGGTTATACACCCCGTTCAAGGACTTCTGCAAGAGCAACAATAAGTTTTACGGTAGATTTAACATCAGTTATACCTGTTCCTTCATCATTAACCCTTAGAAAAGGTCCAGTAGCTTCAACAACCACATCTTTTGGTAATTCTTCCTTTGTTTTTTCAATTCTAGAAGATATTACAGTCCCAGTTTATAACGGAATAGCATCTTTTAGCAATATTAGCATTTATGAAGGTACATTACTATCAAGAGACTTTACTTATAGCAGTTCTGACCCAGATCAGAAGTTTAATTTACCAAATACTGGTATCGATACCAATTTAATTACTGTAACTGTTAGAAATAACCAACAATCGACAACTGGAACGAAATATACCTATCAAGATAGTCTTTTTAACATTAATAAAGACTCAAATGTCTATTTTTTACAAGAAATTAGTGATGAGAGGTACGAAATCTTCTTTGGAGATGGAATTTTTGGAAAATCTCTAACTGGAGGCAACTTTATTACTGTAGATTACATTGTTTCTAATGGAGACAGTGCAAATGGTGTTAATGGGTTCGCATTTTCTGGAAAATTAAATTATAATCGTAATAATTTAGATTATTCTGTTACAAGTGGCATTTCTTTACTTACAACAGGTCTTCCTTCAAGTGGTGGAGAGAATATTGAGACAGTTGAGTCGGTTAAAAAGTTCGCACCACGCATTTATGCCTCTCAAAACCGTGCTTTAACTGCAAATGACTATGAAACACTAATTCCATCACGAATTTATCCCGAAACTGAGTCAATTTCTGTTTTTGGAGGTGAAGAATTAGTTCCTCCTCAGTACGGAAAGGTCTTTATTAGTATAAAACCACGAACAGGTGATTTTTTACCTAATTTGATCAAAGAAAATATCAAAACTAAGCTTAAAAAGTATGCAGTTGCGGGAATTATACCCGAAATTCTTGATTTGAAGTATCTTTATCTTGAAGTTGACTCTAAAATCTATTATAACAGTAATTTAGCACCAAATTCTGCTGCTGTTTCGACTTTAGCAATACAAAATTGCACAAAGTACGGAGAATCAACTGAATTAAATAGATATGGAGCACGATTTAAGTATAGTAAATTCCTTAAGGTGATTGATGATAGTGCAGATGCTATTACTTCCAATATTACTACCATTCAAATGCGTAGGGACTTGAGAGTTGTAGTTAATTCCTTTGCTGAATATCAAATTGGATTTGGAAATGAATTTCATATTAAGAGTATGAATGGGTATAATATTAAATCTACTGCTTTCAAGGTAAGTGGGTTTGCAAATGATCTTTATTTGTCGGATGTACCAAATACAAATAAAGAAACAGGTTCTCTCTTTTTCTTTACTCTTCCCTCTCCAAATTCAACTAGTCCTACAATCGTTAAGCGAAATGTTGGAAATGTTAATTATAAAAAGGGAATTGTGACTATTAATCCAGTTAATGTGTTATCTGGAAAGATAAAAGATGGTCAACCTACTATAGAAATATCTGCTTGTCCTAAATCTAATGATGTTATCGGATTACAGGACTTATATTTGCAACTAGATATTAGTAACAGTAATTTTGAAACAGTTGTTGATCAAATTTCCTCAGGATTAGATCCAGCAGCATCAAATTATACCGTAACCTCCAGTTACTCCAACGGAACACTAGTAAGATCATAAGATGGCCGTAAAAAGAGTTCAGTTTAATAATATAGTTCAAAACCAGCTTCCTGAATATGTCAGGGATGAATTTCCGCTGGTTAATGAATTTTTAAAGACATATTATCAAGCAAATGAATATCAGGGTGCTCCTGCTGATTTAATTCAAAATATTGACCAATATTCTAAAATAGATGAACTTACTAATGTAATTGATAAGGTTTCCTTAAATTCAGACATCAATGAAATTGAGGAAACTATAGATGTCGATATGTCATCTTATCCACAAGGAACTCAGGGTTTCCCAGATTCTTATGGTCTTTTAAAAATTGATAATGAGATTATAACATATACTGGAAAAACAAATACTTCTTTTACTGGTTGTGTAAGGGGTTTTTGTGGAATATCTTCATATAAAGCAGAAACTAATCCAGATGTACTAGTATTCAATTCAACCACCTCTGAGACGCATACAAAGGGGTCTGAGATAACGAATCTAAGTACTCTATTCCTCAAAGAATTCTTATTAAAAACCAAATATCAATTATTACCTGGACTTGAGGACAGATCTTTACATTCTGACCTAAATCAGAATATTTTTATTAAGCAAGCAAAGGACTTTTACTTAAGTAAAGGTACAGACCAATCTTTTGAAATTTTATTTAAAGCATTATATAATGAAGATGTAAAGATAATCAGACCAAAGGAATTTCTTTTTACACCATCTAATGCACAATATCAAGTAACTAATGATCTTGTTGTTGAAGCAATAGAAGGTGATCCAGTAGAATTAGAGCAAGCTACATTATTCCAAAATCAATATGGTACTGATATTGGAAAAGCATATGCTCCCATTACTAGTGTAGAGAAAGTTTTTACAGGAACTGCAACTACTGCATATAAATTAAGTGTTGATGGTGGATATAATAGAGATGCTAGAGTTGAAGGTGCAATGTATGGTGCATTTTCTGTTCATCCTAAAACTAAGGTAATTGGACAAGTAAGTGCAGGTACTACAACTCTAGATGTTGATTCAACTGTTGATTTCTCACATTCTGGAGAATTGTCTGTAGTTTATAATGACGCTACTACAGGTATTGTTTCTTATACTTCAAAATCAACAACTCAATTCTTTGGATGTTCTAATGTAGTAGGAATTATTGAAGATTCTTCTAATATTGGAATTAATACTTATGCATATGGAACATCAGTTAATGATTCTACCCAAACTATTAAAGTCAGAGTTAATAAGGTTTTAACGAACCTCATATATCCTAATAAGACTGAAGGATATTCTAAAGGTAATGTTGCAAAAATTAAAACATTAGGTACGAATGAGAATACCTTTAAAGGTAAAAATTGGTTTTATAATATATCTCCCATTTATAATGTCACTAAAGTAACATTAGTTGATAGTGTTGATTTAACATATGAAGTAATTACTGATAACGATACCGTCTTTAAGATCGGGGATGCTGCTATTGTTAGAGGTCATGATGGAATTGATAGAGAAACTACTGTTACTTCTTTAAGTGCCGCAAATACTTTTATTATTAAGGGTCAAGGAAGTATAAGTACTTCTCAAACTTATACCATTCAGCGTCTTTTAAGCAAAGGAAGATCAAATACTTTTAATGATCTTGAAAAATATTCTACTGATGTACAAAATGTTTATAAGAAAGATGATGATTTAATAGTAACATCTCCATCTATTCCATCTTATAATGAGCAACCATTAAATGTTTCTACCAGGTCTTTAGTATTTTCTGGTACATTTAGAGGTGATACTTTTAAAATTTCGGATAGTGAGCATGGATTATATACAGGTGATGCAATTTATTATATTCCTCAGAAAGTTTCTTATACTTATTATGATTCATTCTATGCGGAAAGGACTGGTGTAAAGGTTGCATCTTCCTTGTTTACTTCAGATTTGGAATTTATAGTAACAGGTAATAATGATGGAGTAGATGTATCTGATAGAACCCCACCCAACGAAGGTTTATATTTCGTTAAAAGAATAGATTCTACTACTATTAAACTTGCTTATAGTCAATCAAATATTAATAATTCGACATTTATCTTCTTAGATAATACTGCTGTTGTAACTGATTGTACAATTGAACCTTATGCTTTAAGAAATAGTACACTACAATCTCAGAATTTAGTAAGAAAGATATCACCTCCTATTAATGATGGAGTTGTTTATGAAACAGAACCAGGAACTACTGGTGTATTGATAAATGGTGTTGAAATATTAAATTACAAATCTACTGATTTAATAACATATGGAAAAATTAAATCTATTGATGTTGTTGATGGTGGAACTGGTTATGATATTATAAATCCTCCTCTATTAACAATAACTGATCAAGTTGGAACAGGAGCAACAGGTTATGTTGCTATTTCAGGCTCTTTAAGCAGAATTGAAATTAAAGATACTGGATTTGATTATACAGCACCTCCTATTGTTAGTATTACTGGTGGTAATGGAAGTGGAGCAAATGCTTCTGTAAATATGAAGCAAATAGTACATCAGGTTTCATTTAATTCTGGTGTTCCTTTTGCAGGTGCTGCTACTACATCTTCAGTTAATCTGGTTGAT